CATATCAGGTAATAAGATATCATCGATATCTTTGATATTTAGCGCAGTATACATCTTACGAAAGGCTTCTTTCATATTATGTATTTGAGGGGCGCTTTGGGCCATCTGTAATTGCGTTTGTGCCAAAATAATACGTTGTGTCGTACTAAAAATGTTTGGATCACAAACGGGAATGATATCGACACTGTTGTCGAAATCTTCGGCGAATACAGTTTTCTGAGCACCCTGTACTTGGTACGGATATTCAGGAGGTAAGTATTCTCCGAATAATCTTTTTAGGATTTTGAATTCGTTGCGCTGTGCATAGTGCAATCTCTTATGGATTGCAGAAATTACTTTTTGTCCTTTTTCCAACAACGCAACGGTAGTGCCTACCGGAGCATTAGAATTAGCGTCGCCAGTTTGATTATCCATTACAGATGCAAACCGCTGGCCAGACTCCACTAGAACTCCCATCAACTGCGCAAGAGCAGGACTAGGTTCTTTATACGGTAGCGGCATAAAGGATTCGCGGATCGTACCTCCAGGAGTATCGACATCACGCCACTCTCCAGGCTGTACAGGATCATCTGACCTTTGGATATTTAATCCACGTGCTTTAAATCCAGCAGGTAAGTTCGCTAATGTACCCGCGTCAATTAGCTGTCGGAGGATTGCGGTAGCTGATTTCGTAACGCCGCCAATCATATGGATTAGACCGAAACCGTAAAACCCTAATCCTGGAAGGAACTTGTAATGCGTAAAGTATTCAATCTTCTTTCGCATCGGATCAGTTTCTTCGTAGTTTCTACGAATAGATAGAATATCGTTGTTATCCCTACAAATAGTGATTATGTACGGCAACGCTAGTCCGGTTACTTCGCCGTTTTTATCCGTATGCTCAAACCCTTCGATATCTAATTCAACATGGAACTCAAGCAGCGTGTAATCATGCTGGTTCCCTGTACGACTAACGCCGTCTATCTGATCAATCTTTTCTTGTACCGAATCGTCTCCGTCAGTATATGAAGGAGCGTTCATATCGGTATCTACATAAAACCCGCTAAGTTGTAACTTACGAAGATCATTCTCCGTCATAGTCATCCGGTGGGTAATACGAGGGGACGTATGCAGATCCGTAGCTGTGTACGGAACTACTAAATCTTCAGCTTTTACAAACCTTGATACGACACGACCTACCGTCGGATCGTAATAACATTTCTTAAACGCAGAACCTGCCAGTGGCAAAAAGAACAACATCTGATCCATTTCAGGATCGTACTCTTCCATTTTGTACAACAACTGGAAGTTCATAAAATCCTTTACGCGATTAGCTTGCATCGCTTTCGGATCACTTGACGCGCCCATAATCTTCGTATCTACTGGGCCGTTAGCTGGCAGTAGTTCTTTATACGCTTGAGCTTGGAAATGGGTAGCAGCTTCAGCAAGTATCGGGTGATATACGCCGCTTGCGCCTTCAAACGGTTCGCTACGAGGGTCATTTTCGATACCTAGTAGCTCTAAACCGTCTTTAAATGTTTCGTACCAGTTTTGACGGGAATCTACATCGTCTTGGTACGCGCTAAGTAGCTCTCCAGAAATTTCAGAAAGCGTAGCGGGGTCTAAATACTCCGCAAGGTTTTCTTCAAACGGGATTTCTACTTCCATTTCTAACATAGAAGGATCAACGAGGTTATTGTCCTCGTCAAACAGGATTTCTACCCGTTCTTCGCCGTCAAACTCTTCTGGGAATTGCACTTCAGCCATGGAACGCCACCATACTCTTATTTGTTAAGACGGTAAATTAGTAATATGCCCGTATTTTCGGATAATACTCTTCTTCGTCGTCATAATCGCCATCTAATCGCAAAAATCCGCCCTGTCTAAAACGACTTAGGGCTAAAGTAGTTGCATCTACGCAATCATCGTTGTCCCCGTTCGGAAAATCAGCAACTTCGTCTACTAATTCTTGCGCCCAGTTCGTATCAGGCACCCAAACACGGCCTTCTTGGAAAATTCCACTAACCGCGTTTAGTCTTGCGATCTTATCCTGACCTTTGCTCGGTGAAAAGGTATTTATTGGGATACCCTGCCGCCGTAATTCTTGCGTTAACGGGATACCAGAGGCTTTCGTTTCGATAATTACCGAATCAGGCTCCCAATGTTCGTATAAACGCATCGCTTCGCGCTTGAGTTCAGGGAAATCTAACCGCTCTTTTACGCAATCTAACAAAATTATATGCGCATCCTGCCCACTATACAGTTCATCGCCGATTTTACCCTCGGGATAAAACACTCCCCACGTTGTTATCGCCGTATAGTCGGATCTTTCGGACTTTAAAAACGCCGTATCGTAACTTTGGATCAAATAGTCGCATACCGGCG